TGGGCAGTCGCCTATTGTGCTTTGATTGCCGTCCTTGAGGTTAGCCATGATACGCACCCTATCTACTGTAGCTACCCCCTCCAAGCTCACCTTCAGTTGGAACTCGCTTCCTTCAACAGACGGAATTCCAGCGAGATCGTTGCATTCCTGCGGGTCTGGTGTCGTAAACTTGTAGCGTTTGTAGCGATTGCCACTCTGCCTTGGGAAGCATCCATCTACTTTAGGCGAGCATGGGTCGCACCCGAATGTAGTTGGGACTTTCAGTTCTGACCAGCATGGATTGGAATCACTCCGATACTCGACGTAGCTATCTACATTGCCGGGGATTTCGCTCATCCACATCTCTCCGCCTGTGAGCTTCTTTCGGTTGAACTTGTTCGTTGTCCCGCTCACGTTGAAGTCATACCTTGCGCTGGTGAAGAAGCTCTTGATGCGCGTTGTTCCCTGCGGGCCGTAGTCATCCTGCTGGTTTGTGGTAACTTCGTAGAGTCTGTTCTTGTTGTCTTGGTCGAAGCTCCAAATGAACCCTCGCTTCTCATCGCTGATCTGTGCGGAGATGCAATGCGTTGGGCGGACACCTGACCAGATGCCATTCCAGCGGAAGGATAGCTGCGAGTCTGGCGCGGGGCTGGAGGAGTTGTCGAGGTCAAGAACCACCATTCCTCTGTGGTAGCGGTGCAGTCCTTCAGCGGATGTCCTCTTTGTCTCTGGTGCTACCGTGCTGATGAGGTAGTTGTCGAAGAACATCGTGCTGGCGAATTGACGCAGCCATGGGGTATCTTTGCTGACCCACTTGTTAACCTCGCGGGATAGCTTGCGGAGGGAGAAGTATCGTGCGAACTCGGACTGGCTATTAGAGTAGAATGCCCAACCATCGTGCGAGCGGAACCAGAGTTCGCTATTCGCCAATGCAAGATATGGTGACGTGCATCCACGGCCAAGGAGGGAGATGCGCTGAATCTGGCTGGAGTTCCACAGAGTCCTTGGGAGCGAGACATCCATGCTGAATGCGCCGTTGTCTGTGAGAATCACAAGCTCACCTTGTCCACGCAAGTTGCTTCCGATTGTCGGCATCACCTTCATGCCCGTGATGTTTCCCATGTTGGACGGGGTTGCGAATGCTCCGCCCTCTGCCCAGTAGGTGATCTCTGTGAAGTTCTGCGTGTTGCTTGTATCTGTAAACCCGTTGCCATAGATGATGTCCGAGGCGTAAATCTGGTTGAAGCGGTCTGATACAAACACGCGCCCGAAAGCATACTCCATGATCGTGCCGATTGGCATCTGCTGGAGGAATGGGTTCAGTCGATAGGCGTTGTTTGCCAGATTGCCGTCCCACGCAATCGCGGCTTGGTATCCGTTTTGGATATACACCCTATCCTCTGCTTGCACGAACCATGTGTGCATAAGGGCTGGATCGTTCCATGTTGTAATGCCTGGCAGGACGTAGCAATACCCTACGTTGTTTACGATCTTGATGAAGTAGATAACTCCAGATACCGAGATGAGTAGTCCGTCATTTGTATCGTAGTTCGTAGCACGATACGGATAGCTCCCTTGGAAGTTGCCGCTCTCAATATCGGCAACGATAGTCTCGCTTTGGTTCTCTCCCGCGAATAGCTTGAGCCAGCGGATCGCTGGTCTTGTTCGGTTTACACCACCACGAAACGTGCGGTTGACTGATTCTGCTACATACGAAGGAGGAAGATACGAAGGATGCGTAGCAGCATCTTGCGCTATGATACTTGTGAATCCATCAAATACTGATCCATCTACTGGCATTATCCTTCGTAGGAAATGTTGATTGTTCCAGCGTCAAATGTGTCTGTGCCGTTGGCTGTGGTGATGCGGAGGCGGTCTAAGGTTGCTGATAAAGTTTTATCACCACCACTAACGCAAGTTGCAGTTGGTGTAATTTTACCAGAACCAGAAAAAACCCAAGAATTTGTTGATATATTAGTTAAAATACAAATTCCAGAAGTGTTATTTGGTTCCTCTCCACCACCAAATAAAAAGCCACTCGTTGAGCTTACTGTTGTGCCAGTTGAACCTGTAAAACCTGTATTTGTTGATTGGTATCCTGTTATTTCTAAACCGCCATTATCTCCAACTTGAATAAGGGAATTTGAACTACCGCTCAAACTAACTCCATTAAACATCACAGTAATCCGCTTCACCCAACTTGGAATACCAGTAAAGTCAACAGCAGTTCCAGATGCGGTTTGCGCTGTTGCTAATGTAAGCAGAGAAGGTATTGTAATGTTTGCCGTTCCATCAAATGCAACCCCATTGATTGTCCTTGCTGTTTGAAGCTTTGCTGCGGATGGAACTCCATTCGCACTCGTCAGCGTAGTCGCATCGTTAAAAGTAATTCCTGCGGATGTAATTGTTGTTGGCATAATTATGATATTCTAATTTGAACTACTGATCCATTTCGGTAAAATTCACCAACCTCAACACCACCAGAGGCGGCTGCTGTATCGTCTGCATAAGATGTGCTTCCAGCAAGAACTGTGGATACTATTTTAGGAAAAATAGTTGATGTCGTAGTCAGAGTCGCGGCAGTTGAGCCATTGACTTTGAGATACCCTTGCGCGAGGGAACTATCGTTTTCGAGTGTGAGTGATGTTGCCATATTATTCGTAAGATATGTTAATTGTTCCAGCGTCAAATGTGTCTGTGCCGTTGACTGTGGTTATGCGGAGTCTATCAAGCGATCCAGCAAGCGATACATATCCTCCAGATGTTCCAAAGTATGCTCCTACTTGAACCATTCCAAATACAACTGTTCCAACCCATGTATTAGATCCGATTAGCTCAATTGATGCTCTTCCATATGCTGTATTTGATGGCCCACTACCCATTGGCAATACTATTCCTGTAGTTGCGCTTACTGAATATCCACTTGTTCCAGCAAATCCTCCATGACTTGTATATCCTGTTGATGTAATGCTTCCAGCCCCAATTTGAATAATTGGATTTGATGATCCATTAGTCGATATTCCATTGAATATAACAGTAATCCGTTTTACCCAAGAAGGGATACTCGTAAAATCAACAGCAGTTCCAGTTGCAGTTTGTGCGGTAGCAAGTGTGATTGCACCACCAGAAGTTGATGTTAGGTAATCCGTTCCTGCTATAGCCTGCGCTACAACTCCAGATGTCGCTTTGAGGATTCCTGTGATTGATCCTACTGTAAGCGCAGAAGTATTTTCTGCTGGTGTCGTAATTCCTGTTGTTCCGTTAATTGTTACTGGCATAATTTTTCTCCTTTATACTACTGTCCATGCTGACCCAGAAGGAACCGTAACGGTAACTCCTGCCGCAACTGAAATCGGGCCTGCCGACATTGCGTTTTTGTTTGTGGTTATTGTGTAATTATCGGTAACGATAATGTCATTCTCAAAGAATACTCGGTTTGCTCCACCGCCTTTGGGTTGGTCGCTGACACCTGTGATTGTCGCACCAGATACAACTTCCCATCCAGCACCATTGTTTGCGATAACATCGTAACCTGTAGCTCCTGTTGCTCCGGTGGCGGCAACAAATTGAATAAAGTCTCCGTTGCTCTTTACGCCAACGATCCCTGCGTATCCAGTAGCCCCAGTTGCACCTTGGAGTTGTGGAAGGCTGAATGGTTTTGACTCGCTTCCATCCTTCCATCCCAAGAGAAAGTTGGCTCCATACTGCAATGCTGACACCGTTTCTGGAGCGGGCATGGCCTTATTGCAAAAGGCAATGTCTTCTACAATTACCCTATGCCCTTCGTTGGTGGTTCCAAGAGGCTCACAAACACTGATCTCGCTTGGTTCGCAAGAAGGATATGAATTACAACATGCCATATTTTTAAGAAGGATATTTTATCGTTTTATGGTGTCAAGCGTTTTATACAACAGTCCAAACTCCTCCAGATGGGACCGTCACAGTCACTCCACTTGCGATGGTAATAGGACCGAAACTGCCTGCATTAATTCCAACTGGGATAGAGTAAGATGTGTTTACTGTTTGACCGTTTTGCCAAAAGATTTCATCTATCCCCGCGCCCGTAGCTCCGCCAGTTCCAGCAATTGATGCGGTTGTCTGGATCGTGCCATCACCGAATTTAATGCCTGTTGTATCAACAGAAAGAGCAACTGTTGCATCTGGAAGGTTTCCAATGCCTACCCTGCCGCTTGCATTTACAATAAAAAGAGGAACATCTAAAATAGGATTGTCATCTTCAACACGAATACAGTCTCCCGTTCCCGTTGTGGTTACAACTTTTAATCCGCCACCATTACCTGTTTGAGAAATGGTAAGTGCGGGATTGCTATTATTCGATGCAGCAATGCTTTGATGGTCTGAAAATACATTGACTTTATTTGTAGCCGCGACAGTGCGAACTGTTGCTACATTATCCCGATACCTCAAATTGCCGTCGAAATATAAATCTCCCGCTACAGGTGATGTTGGAGATACCCCATTTCCCAGATTAAGAGGTGCAAATGCGGGACTTGATGCTGGCAAATTCAGCTTACCAGTCATTGTGTCGCCTGACTTCTGAACGAAAGTAGATGTGTCTGCGGCAGGCCCAGTCGCGCCAGTAGCTCCGGTCGCGCCGATCAAACCAGAGCTTACTATTGCAAAGATTAAATTTTGTGCATCAATAAACTGCGATGTTCCGCCAGATATAACTAGAGTTACTGGAATAGTGACATAGCTATTCAGAACAACTGTTGGAGTCGCAGAAATATCCCAAGTCTGATAATTGTTTGAATTGCCTTGGTCTTGGATTACAAACTTGTCTCCCGTCTTAAAGAGCGGGAAGAAAACATCAATGTCGTTTCCTAACGCATCAATGTGAGAAAGAGTGACTGTAGTTGAAGCATTCTGTGTAAGATTATCCCAAATGATTCGTCCAGCAGCAGGAACTCCAGAGGTATTTACTGCGTCCGCTTGGTAGTTATAGAACGAAGCGGATTGCCCTGGCAGTCCCGTTGCTCCAATTTCTCCGGTTGCCCCAGTTGCGCCTTCTCCAGTAGCACCAACTGGGCCTGTAGCCCCAACTGGAACTGGACCCAGATTTACCCATACGCTTCCATCCCAACCATAGAAATCCAATGTATCAATTACTTGATAAAGATCGCCAACCTCGTTTCCAGTTTCTGGAAGGTTGATGAATGTATTTACTGAACCCTTGGGAGTTAAGGCTGGACCCAGATCGCCAGTGGCTCCGGTGCTTCCCGTGGCTCCTTCTGGTCCCGTGCTTCCTGTGGCTCCTTCTGGTCCGGTGCTGCCCGTGCTTCCCGTGGCTCCGAGGTCGCCGGTGGCCCCGGTGGCTCCACGCAATCCGGTGGCTCCAGTCGCGCCCAACCCTGTGGCTCCACGCAATCCGCTTGCGCCCGTGGCTCCGGTCAATCCAATGGGTCCGGTAGAACCCGTAAGTCCAACTGGTCCAATAACTCCCGTGGCTCCGGTCGCGCCTGATCCTGTGGCTCCAACTGGGCCTTCAACGCCAGTAGCTCCGGTGGAACCCTGTGTTGCGGCTTGGGCAACACGCGCCCAATACGCCGCCTGATCTGCTATTTGACGTAGCGTATTACAATTGGGTCCGCCACATGAACAATTGGATTTACAAGCCATAAGATTATCGGTTACGATAGTTTCTGTTTAGTTAAATGCAAGAAATTATTTTGCTTCGTGGAGTTCGTATTCAGCGGGGTTCTTTTGTCCGCTTGATTCATGACTCGGTTGGTAGATTCGTAGCCACCAGGCTCCAGTTGGCTTCGGCGGCTTGCCTGTCTCGATGTGCCACCCTCCGTATCCGTCTTCGTATTCTTCTTTGTAGCCTGCGATCTTGACGTGGGTCTGGCGTTCGTGGACTACTTGATCGACTTGGTTCAACCTAATCCGCTGCACGGCGACTTGCCAGCTTTCGTGGACGTGTCCGGTGGCGATGATGTCTGCGTCACTCACGTAGACAGATTGGCGGTTGGTTTGGATGACTCCTCGCGTGACTGGCCCGCCCCCTCCGCTCCCGTGGAAATACCATAGCTTGAGACTGTTGTTCTGGCGTTTCCCATTGTAGATATGGAAGCGGACGTAGCCTGAGTAGCCTCCACGCCTTGCGATACCTCCGTTTGCCCTCATTCTTTCTGTAAGTCTTTCAGTAAGATCGGTTTCGTGGTTCTTGTGGATTGCCGATTCGTGATTTCCAACCCCCCTAACCGTGACAAGTTTAGCGTAAGGTTTAAGATATTCGCTCGCAGTATTCACCAGCGAGTCCAGATAGTTGTTGTTCGCGTGTTCTGGACGGATGTCTTTCTTGCTGGAACGC